AATCCGAGTATTGTTTTGAGAAATCTCATGGTTGAGTTTCGTAATCTCCTTAGATAGAACTGTGAATTGACGCTCTCGTTCCTGTTCTAACTTTATAGTCTCCTCAAGTTCCTGAAAACCTTTCTGGAGTTCCTTTGCCTTATTTTGAGCGTCTGCTATTCTATTTAACCGAAACTCTTCTTCTATAGTTTGAGTACAGGTAGGGCATACCGTATTTTCTGTGAAAAACTTATGTTCTTTCGTAATCACAGATACTTTCTGAGAAATCTTACCCTTTAGATTGTTAAGCTTTACTAACTTATCATCAGCACCAATGACTTCTTCCTGTTCCTTAGTGTAAGCAAAAATCTGCTCTTCGGTCTTAGAGTTTTCAGTCATATAAATGCCAACTTCGGCATCTAAATTGGCAATCTTTTCTTTATTGACATTAATATTGGCATTACCACGATTCTCAAGTTCCTCAATAAACTCCTGCTGCATCTTCATCTTATCCTTAAGAGTTTCTTTCTTAAGTTCAAGAGATTTAATCTGATCCTTTTTCTCACGAATCTTATCCTTAATGAGATTATTCATCGCAGAGAAAATACGAATATCCAGAAGGTCCTCAATCACTTCCCGACGATTCGCAGTGGTCAATTGCATAAAGGGTACAAAAGTGCTAGAACCCAGAATCACAATCTGAGTAAAAGACTTGTAATTAACCTTGAGGATATTTTCTTCTAAAATACGTTGATTTGCTCTATCATCTGCTTCTTTATGCAGAGAAACGCCATTCACTTCAATGTCAAAAATATTTGGTTTGATGCCACGACGGACAAGATAGTCCCTACTATTCACAGAGAACTCAATCTCGACAAGACAATCTTTCTCATTCGTAGTATTAACCAATTGAGGTTTGTTGATCTTACGAAATGGTTTATTAAAAAGTGCAAACGTTAGAGCATCAAGAACTGTCGATTTACCAGCACCATTTGTACCAATAATCAAATTAGTATGATTTTTCTGAAAATCAATTTCGCTCCAATGATTTCCAGTGCTTAAAAAGTTTTTCCAACGAATTTTTTTAAAAGTTATCATGATTTAGGAATAGGAGGAATAACAATGTCATTAGATGTAATCACAGCATATTTGTAATTATGCATTTTACAAGTCTTTATTGCAATATCATCATCAACTTCAACGACTTCCATTTCTTTAGAATAATTGGCATCGTCTTCTAACATTAAGGCGTATCTTACTGCATCATCTTCTTCTTCAAACATAAAAAGAACTTTTTCTCCATACTTGTCATGGACTGCATAGGCACCATCATCCTTTCTATCTTTAAGAGTTAGAAGATACATTACTCGACTTCGCAAGCTTGCTTATACAAATCTTGAAATATTCCTTTGATAATGTTTTTATCAAAATCAAATTCTGCCTCATCAATATAGCGGTTCAGAATTGAAATGGTACTCTCTTCTTCATCAATGTCAAACTCTTCATTTTCTTGAATCTCAAAGTTCTCAACAATCTTGAGTTCTTGAATTCCAGCAGTATAGAGTTTATCAATAAACTTTTCAAAGTCTTTTGGTTTTGTCTTTTTACGAACAATCACCTTGACAATTTTATTCTCATATTCAGAAGCATCGAACAACTGATACGGAGTATCCTCATAATAAACATTATAAAACAATTTATAAGGATTATTAATTGGAGTGTGAGTGAGGGTTTCCGTATCAAAGATATGAAATCCGCGAGTATCATTCACATCTGTCCAGTACATTTCATAAGGATTACCGAGATAGAAAATGCGTCCATTATCAGAACGAGTGTGGTAATGCCCAGAAAATACTTTTGTGAAGTTCTTAAAAATATCTGCTTCCAGTCCATGCTCCTCCATAATCAAATTTCGATTCACACGAAAACCTTGAAGTTCCAAATGACCCATAGCAACTTTTGCTTTGGTCTTCTTGATCTGAACTAAAGACTCTTCATAATTCTCACTGCAAATCCATGGCAGCATCATGATATCAAGATTTCCAACTTTAGCAGTTTGAGGAGAACTATAAGTACGAATATTAGGATAAGTCTGAAGTAGAAGGTTTGGAGAATTTACACTATTGGTATTCTTGTAATAACAATCATGATTACCAATAATCATATGGACTTCATACTTACGCATGGGTTCAAATACAACACGCTTTGCCCACTCTAAACTTTGATAATCGATTGACTTACGACTATCAAAAGCATCTCCCATATGGATGACTGCTTCTACCCCATGCTCCTCAAGGGCAGGGAAGAAGACATTCTTATAGAAGAGTTCAAAGTGATCATGAAGATACTTAGAACCCTTCCTTGCCCCATAATGCGTATCTGTAATGATGGCAACCTTCATCGGTTCCTGTATGTAATGTTATCTTTAATGGTATTATAGTCGCTACTGTGCCCAGAAAGCAAGCTATCATCAACCATCATAACCTCATCAAACCCTGTTCTCTCAATAATTTTAGATTTGATATCGAGTTGCTTCTTCTCTTTCTGGATCCTACGGAGAAAAGCGTAGTGAATGATTTGAGTAAAATATGCAAAAGGATTTTGAGATTTCTCTGGATTAAAATTGTGAATATACTGAACACAGTTTTCTATGCCATCAGAAATCATATCATCCCGAAACATATAATTCACAAAATTTGGTTTGTATGACAAATGAGTTGCAATCTTTAGAAAGCATTCGCCCAGATAGTTTGTAATGCGAGGTTTGGGTAATCCCTTTTCCTTGGCATCGGCAACTTTGTTCCTATAGACGATAAGTGCTTCTAATAACTCTTTGTTATTCACATAATGTTCTGATTTCTTCTTTGGCATTGCTTGTCATCTTTATCCTAATATTAATTTTCTTAATTATAGCACAAACACAGAGTCTTGACAAATTAGAAAAATATGACTAGACTACGTTTGTTAAGGTTGAAGATAATAATATTAAAGATCTTTAGATTCCTTATTTTGATTAAAGAGTTTTTCAAGTTTCTTACGGGCTTCATCGACAGTAGAGACATATCCCATGTCTGTTGATACTCCTACTTGACCAGAAGGTTTATAGACATCAATACTATCATCATCAATATAATCATTATAGATATCTATCATCTTTTTATCTCTTGTTTCAGTCATTGTAATGACCTTATCATATTTGATTAGAAATACATCATCATCTGTCAATTCCATCCATGGTTTAACTTTGATAAATGAACCATGGGGACTATGAACGATTTTAAAACTTAGTGGATTTTGTGCGACTATGATGGGATCTCCATCGTTTTCATCAATGGAAATTAGTGAAAGAATTTCTTCTCCAGAAACTAATTTAATAACACAATAAAACTCTTCTCCCATTAGTTTTTAAGCGGTATGTTTACAATATCATAATTAAAGTTTTCTTCGTTATAAACTTTGATTCTTTCTATTAGATGATTGAGTGTATAATTTTTTCTTGACTTGTAACTAATATCATCGGCAATGTCATATAGAGTTGCCTTTGTTTTATTGTCACCTTTTCTTAGGACTCTTCCGATTGATTGGAGGTTTCTGATTCTTGATTTACTAGGGGAAGCAAAGATGACATTATGTAGATTTCTTATGTTAATACCAGTAGAAAAAGTCCCGTAAGAAGCAACTATTATTGCATTGTTTTCTTTTTCAGTAATTTCTCTGACTTTTTCTCGGTCCTCAGTATCTACACCGCCATGAACAAAGAAGACATGACGTTCTTCAACTGTGCTACTATTTATGAGTTCGTACAAAGGTTGTCCATGACCCTCTACTCTTGAAAATAGAATTAAAGTATTACCTTTAAGATCAATGGCAAGGTTTCTTATAAACTTATTGCGCTTTTCATGGTTGATAATATACTGAACTTCTTCTTCAAAGTTTTCAAACTTATTTGGTGGATGTTTCAATAGAAGAATATTAATATCCAGTTTGGCAACGTGACCCTTCTGCATCAGTTCCTCTGTTCTGATGATTTTGTATGAAGGACCAAATAAACCTTCTAAAACCCACTTATGTGTTTGTGTGCCGTCTAGGGTTCCTGTAAAACCGTAACGATATTTTGCATCTGAAAGTTTTGTCATTATAGATACTAATGACTTTGATTTAAACTGGTGTGCTTCATCTCCAACGACCACATTAAATCTTGAGAAATATTGTCGGGGAAGTTTGTAGATG